CGCTTTACGGCCAATTCCATGGCGCGTACCAATAAAACCGCTCGCTGAGTTCTGGACATCTGTACTCTCTTAATCGCCATAGCACGTGGAGGAACACCAAGGTCATCCGCCAAGGCCTTATGTACCTTGGTCAAGTTTACAGGCTCAGAAATCCAATTCACGTAATCTGCACCCACAGTAACATCTCTCATCGAGTCATTGTACTGCTGGATTGTCGTTATGAATTTCTGTGCATCCTTGCTAATGGCTGCCGAGAGGAGTGTCTCCCCAAACTCAGTAGCTGAAACCGTTTTCGTCATCATATTCCTCGTCTTCGTCTTCGTTGATTTCCGAAAGATGACTTCTAGCTGCCGCACGAAGTTCCTTATCAAGATCTTCGTCTAACAGATTCTCATCTACCAGACTAAATTCGTCAAACACCACTACAAGGATATCTGCTACTTCTAGTCTCTCTTTTGGCGCAATGTGGGATTTAATGCGAGCCCACAACTCTAATAACAATTCATGATTATCGTTTACCATTATGCCTCCTCTGTTACCAACACAATTTTCTCTGCATCCGAATCTAAAATTACAGCATGCAGATCGTCTTGTGTAAATTCATCCATAATTACCTTCATCTTCTCTAAGTCGTTCCACTCCTTGCGGAAATACTTCATCTCCTCGCCTGTCTTCTTGGAAATATACTTATACCTATTACCCTCTTTGGTTAACACACCTGATTTCTCAAATAGGTCAAACAAACCAGAGATAGGATTCATACCAGATTCCCAGGGAATATCAATCTTAATAGATTCAAAAGGCTTAGAATATCTCGTCTTTACAACCTTGCAGGTTGCACGAATGCCCCTAATATCGGCGCCCGTAGTCTTATTACCATCTTCATCTTCTTTTAGCTTATATTTCTTCATTGCAATAACGATGCTCGAAGCAAATATAAATCCTGATCCGCCGGTAATCTTGTCGTCGGGATCAAACATATCCTGACTTGCGTAGGTATGGTTTGTAACTGCCATACCAATATTCAAATCACCGAACATGTTTACACAGTTCGAGACAAACGCCTTGAGTTGCTTTGCCTTACGTCCCATATCGCCCTTCATATCGCCAGCCTGAAACTGGTTAATGTCAGTAGGGGTCAACAGCATACCAATAGAATCAATAACGAAAAGAATCTTTGGTCGTTGTTCACGCGGCAGGTCTAGATAGTTGGCCTTGTATTCAGAAACAAAATCATGTACGATTTTAGCTACTTCATCTACCATTGATGCGCTAATGCGCAACATCTTATCTTCACTTGTATCAACGCCGAGTGCCTTAAGCCACATTTCATCAAGTGCGTTTTCTGTGTCAATCATAACAACAAAAATGCCTTGCTCTTGTGCAGCCTTCGCAATGTTACCGGAAACGATATACGATTTGCCAGCGCCGGATTCGCCTGCAAATACCGAAACCTTACCCATCGGAATTCCACGATAGAAATTGCCGCTGATAAGGAAGTTAAGTCCATAGGAACCCGTACTAATCCATGTGTCTGGATCATTGAATCCTGTAGAAATACCTGTAATGTTTTTAGTCAGAGATTTTCTGAATTTTGAAATGTCAAATGGCTTTGCCATAGATTCTCCTTAAGATGTATGGGGCAGGTATTTACCCTGCCCCTAGTCAAGACTTACTTGTTTCTGTTACGAAGCATTGCAAGGATTTCTTGTGGAGACTTGCCTGCTGTTACAGGTGCTGCCACTTCTTCCTTAACTACAGTCTTAGGAGGATCTACATCAAACGGAGGATCATTGTCATCGGCCGCTTCAACTACGGGAGTAGCCTTAGGTACCACGACTGGAGCCGGTCGTGCTGCTGGTGCAGAACGTGTTACACGCTTGCCTTCGCCGCCTTCGGGATCATCACTTGCGGATGAATCGAAGCCGAATGGCTTGTAATGCTGACTCCAACGAGCCGGGTCATACAATTCGCCATCAAGAGATTCCTGGAACATTTCAAAGATGATTGCCAATTGCTCGGCAGACGGGCGCTTTGGAAGATATGTTGACAGATCAACCAAACCATATTGTTCGATCGCTGCTTGCATTTCTTCTGTAAGGCTCGATTCTTTTCTAGCCCATTTTGAAGTACCGTAATCAGCAAAACCACCCTTGCTTGTCTTAGAGACAATAAAGTCAGTACCGTTGATATAATCGACTGGGCTGTTTTCCATGTCTGGGTCCATTAGTGCAGCCTTGATGATTGCAAAGATTTGTGGACCCATAATGAACTTACGGATTGGATTTTCTGGAGAATCAGATTCATTTAGCGGGTCTTGCTTGACAAAACCTTGCATATAGAAACTACGCTTTACCCAATACTTGCGTGCTGTCTCTTCAAGAGACTTGTCTTTCCACCATGGACGAACTTCGTTCAAGATAGGGCAAGTCATTTTGCCATCCCACATTTCAATACATGGGACTTGAACTACAACTGGCTTGTTTTCGTCTTGGCCTTTGATGCCGGGGAATGGGAGTTTGATAAGTTGACGCTCTGCCCAGAAGAATGTGTTATCTTCGTTAGCGTCTGGAGCGAACCGGAGTGTTGCTGAAGTACCTTCTGCAATATTCCAGTGTGCGTAAGTTGCCTTGTCGCCGCCGCCTGTGCCGCCTGGGCCCTTACGTGTGTCTAGTGCTTGTAATTTTCTACGGATTTCTTCGAGTGTTTTTGACATGATTTTATTTCCTGCTTTAGTTTAAATTGAACGCTATTAATTGAGCTGCGATCTACTCGGGTCACGTTAAGCCCTTTCGCATCTTACCTGCTAAGGCCTTCGTATGCAGCTAGTGTACGAAAACCTTGTGTGTTTGTCAAGAACTTCTTAGTAAAAGTTCATAACATATTTATCAAAGTAGGCTGTTAGGTCCATGGATTCTTTGATATCTTTCTTAACTACAGATGTCTGTTCCGCAATCTGTAAGTTTTCCAGAACTTGTGTAAGTACCGCCTTCTCAAAATCGTTGACTCGGCCTTCCTTACATAGTTTTGTACCGATCTTATTAACAAACCCAGAAAGTTCATCATTTTCCATGATCCTTAGTGCTAGTTCATTTAGCTTGAATCCTAAACGGGCGTTCTCGCTTGCAAACTCAAACATCGGTGTAGTATTTAGTGACTCGCGTCTAATCATAACAACATTAGCGGCAGCTTCTTCTATACGCTTATGGAAGGTATCACGCTCTTGGACAAGTTGTTTTACAATTGGAAGAACTTCTTCAAACTTTTCATCAAAACGACGAATGGTAAAAAGTTCCTTCAATCCACTTGTATCATCTTCAGCAAGTGCTTCGCGTTCAAATGTTTCTAAACGAGCCTTAACTGTCTCGTAGGTCTTTACACCTGTGAGCTTCTTAAGTTCTGTACGAATAGTTTCGATGTTCTCTTTAACTGTCTCAACAATACCCGAACTGTCTTCATTGATAAGCTTATTGGTTGTTACATAACGGTTGAACGATTGAAGCTTTAATAAGTTGCCTGTGTTCTCACTAATGTACGAGCCTACCTTATCACCGAATGTACCACCGTGAGCCATATGTTGAGCCATAGCTCTTGCACCCGGTAGATAGTTATGTGGAAAACGGAAACGTTCACCATTAGATTCGAGGAAAATTGCGCTGATGTGGCGTGTACGTGAACCGCGTACATTCTCGTCTACAGGAGTCTTGTGTTTTACAAGAATTCGCACATTTTCCAAAGTTTGTTGCGACGTTCTTGCCGAACCAAACATTCTGCTCAAACTTTCGGCGAGTGTATTCATAGTATTGTTTCCCTTCTTCATCTTTGCCTGATAGGCATAATCTCTTGGCTGGATAGTTTTACCAAATACCTTAATATCCGAGTTCATAAGAAACTCATCAGCAATTTTACGAATATTCTTCTGTAGACCATCTATTGAATTGCCAACATTTGCGCCTTTACTAAATTGGATACTATTATTATCTTCGTCAATGGTTACCATAATGTTAGGACTGGCCACAAAGAATCTGCGACCAACAGTAGGATCAGTTGTTTCTGCACCTTCGTCGTCGAAAATCTTAATTTGCAATCCATTACCCTTCAGTAGTGAAAATACTTTTCCTGCTAGGGTGTCCATTTCAACCATATAAAATCCTTATTTCTCTTATTTATCTGTTGTTAGATAAAAACAGGCATCGGGGCATCATAGCTAGATTCGTGATCTGTAGCTATGTTACTGTTAATTGCAGCCTGTGATTGATCATCCCAGGTAGAAATATAATCGGTCATGCGCACCGCTAAAATCATTGCCATAATAAGGTCATCTGTTTGCCCAATTCTAGCTTCAAAAGTATTGCCTCGGGATACGAATACCTTGAGTTCTGATAAGATACCTCTAGAATTTAGTTTCATCTTACCCGATTCAATCAAGAATTTCAGTTTGGCACATGCCTCTAGTTTTGATTTATTGGTTGTAACAAAGCCGGCTCGCCGGCCAGACTTACCTTGTAAACGATTCTTTGGATCATGCAACATTGTACCGGGGAAGTTTTCTTCGCCTGTATCTCTAATGACAACTAATGCCGCTTCACCTAGTGAATTGCTTTCAACAGACCAATATGTCTCGGGTTTTCCCGCAGCATAAATTTCCTCTAGTATACGTTTCATGGTACGAACTTGTTCTTCAATTGGAGTTTTATTGCTACTCCATTCTGCAACCTGTACCAACGAAGGTAACTCAATAACTTGAATAGCTGAGTTGTCGCCACCTGTACCCATGGACGGGTCAAGAGAAACAACATATGTCATGTTTGGACGAATTTCGGAATACCAACGTACCTGTCCCGACTTACGAATAGGGTTAGATGGTTCTAGTTGCGCTAGCTTAACAGGATTAATGAGTGTTTCTTCAAATGTAATAAACTGGCATTTGTGTTCTCGTAAGAATCTATCTTCACCAAGTGCCGCTAATTCCGAATCAGCCCATGCCTGGTCTCTGTCCGGATGGGCTTCCCATGTTGATATATAAGGTCTAAAACCATTTATGCCAACTTCTGTTTCATTACCGTTGGCATCGACCATCTTGTTGGCTCCAAACCAGACATCAGCAAATTGATCTTCGTCAGTATTTGGAGTAGAGGTAATAATACATTTACCACCCGTTGATAAGGTAGGTGATAGTGATGTCCAAAATTCTTTAGCTATATTTGGTTCTACGAATGCAAATTCGTCAAGATAAACAAGTGATAAGGACATACCACGACCAGTATTATCAGTTGTGGTAGTTGCTACAATACGCGAATTATTATCGAAATCAATAGAACGCTTGTTATAGGTCTTTACACCTGCACGAATATGATCGGGCACAGATTCATAGGCATATCGAACTCTGTGCATAATTTCTTGAGCACCATCATATTTGTTAGAAGCAATAAGAATTGTTGCATCATCAACGAACATTGCATACCATAATAGATATCCAGCAGCAACAGTAGTCTTACCCATCTGCCGACTAACCATATTAATAGATTTTCTATAATGGTGATAATTACTAATTAGGTCAACCTGAAAATCATATAACTCAAGTTTTTGCCTACCCTTCATTGGGTGTTGGATATACATAAAATTGCTGATGAAATACTCCGGACCAGTAACTGGATCAAGGCAAGCCCTGAGTTCGTCTATCTGCTCTTTAGAATACGATACCTTTG